GCCATATCACGCAGGACAGCAGCGACCTCCTGGACGTCTGTGTGGCGGACAGCTTCGGTCGCCAGCTCGGGCTTCATCTCGGGGTCCCAGCCGTTCAGCTGCCAGAGAGTGGTGAGCAGATCGTCTGCGACGGCTTCACGGATTTCAGTGAGAGCCCCGTCAACCAACAGGAAGAAGCTCGACGTCTTGTCGGCGCTCAGGGCATAGGAGCCTCCGCCTTCACCCAGGAGAAGCTGTTCGACCCCCAGGATGCGAGCAATCTCGCGGTTGATCCGTTCGATCGCCTCAGCGTTCTCCTTGAAGGAGGTGGCTGACCCTTTTAGCAGCTCGACGTCCCACTGCTTGGCAGAGGACGGACGACCGGCTTCGTCTTTCGTTTCATAGGTCACGCTGTCAAGCAGCATTCCCAGCTTCGCGCTCTTCACGTGGTTCTTGATGAAGTCGCGGATAGGCTTCTCGATCGCACGCCGTTGAGCATCAGTAATCTCGCCAGCCGTCACGGCCGCAGCCAGATCAGTGAAGGGAGCTCTGCCAACCGGAATGCCTCGCAGGTCCGTCTCGAACCCGAAGCCTTCCAGCTGCTCATAGCGGGCAAGCCGCTGTGCTGGTGAGGCCAGGTGACGGAAAAGCCCGAGGCCTTCTGGGCTATCGGACAGGGTATCGTCGACCAGGTAGAGGGTTTTCTGCCTGGGGATATAGAGGTCTTGCATCGTCTGGGGACTGGTCTGCACAACGCCCTGGACGGCACCATCGTCAAGCAGGTCCCATTTGGAGATGGTCGACTGGGCTCGGGGAGCAATGTCCGCGAATGTAAGGAGGCCATCTTCGCGCCGGCGAGCAGTCCATTCCTGGATGCTGAAGCCATAGAAGCGATACATCGCAGCACGACGGACGATCCGGTGCCAGGGAGTGCGAGGGTCTTCGGTCAGCATCTCCTCGGCAAGCTCAGCGAACTTCCCGTCGGTGTCCTTGTCAGAAGGAGTGAAAGACCATTCGGCTTTGGCCGTCAGGTTCAGGAAGTAGCGGGTGCCAGCAGCGACGATTGACGTGTTGGCAAGGATTTCGGAATAGGTTTTGTAACGCTCTTCACGAGAAGCCAGGTTGGCGTTCTTCTCCTCGTATTGGATCACGCCTCCATAGACCGCAGTGCCCGGAGCACCAGCGGTGTCGGTCGGAGCGGTTTTCTTGCGTTGGAAGAGAGACCCAAGGGCCTCGAGTGGCTTGGGCGCCATGGAAGCCCCCTCTCTATTTGCTAGCTTGTTGATCGATCAGCTGCAGCATAGCGCAAAGATGCTGGCCTCGAGGACCGTTGAACTTTTTTCCGATTTTCTCCAATTAGGCGTTTACATCCCCAGTCTCTCGGCGTATCCTATTCTTATCAACAGCGACAAGGACCAAAACAATGACAGACTTCTGCATCGCAAGCTTCGCCTGCATGGCTGACGTCGAGGCGATCAACGATGATCCCGACACGGACCTGGGCATGGAAAGCTCCCCTCAGTTTCACAATGCGACGGACAATCCAACACAAGCGTGGATTGACGGACTGAAAGAAGCAGCGACCGACGAATGGGAATACGCCTATGAAGAGGACGACCTCAAGGACGTCATTTGGGGCGACAGCGGATGGGTCACTCCTGAACAAGGACGTGTCCATCGCACCATCTTCGCTCACATTGGTGAGGAGCTGATTGGCTGCATCACCCTTCAGAAGGACACCTTCTCATGATCGCCTCAGATTATCCAACATATGAAGCATACTGTGCCGTGAAAGCGGCTCAGGGCTTTCAAGTCCTTCCACGTCTTTTGTGGCGTGTACTGAAGGAGAACAACCCTAACCTCGTTGAGCGGAAGCCTCTGAACTTCCCTCACACAACCTAAGGAGGCCTCTATGCCACGCCCTATTGACTACGAATTTTGGTGGGAAGGCGAAAACGGTATGTGTTCCGCGACCGTCAGTGCTCGCAATCTTGCCGAAGCAACTCGCCAACTCAAGAGTGACAACCCCGACGACCACGGAGCCGATGGGTTTGTCACTCTTGAGGATGGGACTGAGCGCCCGATCAACTGGTGAATACCCCAACGAAGAGGAGACTTGAAAGCATGCCTATTTCTGTATCTGTATTATGTTTGGCAACAGCCTTGTTCTTTGAAGCCCGTAACCAGCCGATTGATGGGCAGATCGCAGTGGGGGAGGTGATCCTTAACCGGGTAGCATCACATCGGTGGCCCGATGATGTATGTTCAGTTGTGTCACAGCCAAGACAGTTCTCTTTCACACACGATGGCCTCAGTGACAATCCACAGGACTACATCGACAACTATCCTGATGCCCAGGCCTGGTTGTTATCGAAGCAGATTGCTGAAGACCTTGATAAAGGTAAGGGGCTGCTTGGCATAACCTCTACCTTTTATCATTCTGTATCTGTTAACCCCTACTGGGCTAGTTCTCTTGTACTAGATGGAAGTATAGGCGACCACGTGTTCTACTCACTGCCCTAGTAATCATCACTCAAGGTTACCACGACTGGTGGCTGGAAGCCTCTCCGCTTCTTATTCCGGCGGATGGCTTCCAGGGCATAGCGAACACTGTCAATCGTATGGTTCTTCTTGTCCTTGAGAACCGCCAGGACTTCCTCTGTTCGCGGGTCAGTCTTATAGGAATAATAGGTCCACTCGTCAATGACGTGCTTGCAGTCTGGGTGGATCACCACATCGAATGACTTGAGGAACTCGACGCCTTCCACAATCGAGCCTGGTCCCTTCTTCGATGCCGATATGTAGAAGTCCCGTTTTTGCATATAGGAAATGACCTCGGGGCGAGCGCTGTCAGCGATCACCTTGCTCGTCTGAAGCAACGAAGGGGGCATGTCATCGTCCAGGGGTGGGCCTCCATTGTGACCCATCAACGGATTGCCGATGCCTGGGAATTGCAGCGGGTTCTCCCACCGCTTTTCATCGCGCCAGTCGTCTCCAGCCCAGAAGGCTGGGGTGTGATCGACCTCCAGCTTCAGCTTCCAACGCTCAGCTCTAATGTAGAGGGTCCGGCCAAAAACGTAGCAGAGGACCAAGACGCTCGGATCGTTCGAGAAGCCCCAGTCGGCACCAAATCGCGGAACGCAGTTGAGAGGCACTTGGCTGTCAATGTCGTCAACCCGCCAGTTGTTGAAGACCCGGCTTTCGGACATGGAGACCGGATGGCCTTCCCAGGTATGGAGCCACTTGTCGTGATCCCGTGCCTTGTCCCACATCATCTCTTCGCGAAGTTCTTCAGGGAACCAAGGATTGTCCTCCCAGCCGACTTTCCGCACCAGCGAGCGCGGAGGAGGCGTTCCACCGAGGAACATATTGTCGACTGGGTCCTTGACGTCGGTTCGGTTGAACGACCACCAGAGCTCCGATCCAGGTTTCCGGACTGTGGGAGTGAGTAGGCCAATCGATCGCTGCGAGACCTTGTTGGCTTCCTCGACCCAGGCTCCGTCCAGACCTTCCATGGATTTCACGCTGTCAGGGTTTGTGCGTAAGCCAGCGAACAGGAATTCGGTTCGTCCATCTCCTCCGGTGATCGACCGATCGGTGATCCGGTAGAACCCGTTCCCACCTTCATCTGTCGGACCCAGGCCTTGCTTCCTGATCTTATCCTCCAGCAGCTTCTTCACACTGTCCTTCAAGGAGCCCTGGATTTCACGAGCGAAGAGCCAGCGGAACGATCCCTCGCCCTGACCTCGCTCATAGCCACGGTCGACCAGGACCTCGGCGAACGAATGTGACTTTGCACCACCCCGACCGCCATGGAATACCTTATGACGATAGGGGTGGTGCAGTTCTCTGAAGGCGTAGGGGATTTGAATGCGTGACAAGATCAGCCCTCCGCGGCTTGCCGGTCCCCGGAGGTTTCATCTTGGTCCGCTTCCTGAGCCTGATAATCCTCGGCGGTCTTGCCTTCCGGTAGGATATATTCCCAGGTGACTTTGGTGTCTGTCTGAACGGGTCCACCGTCGGGGCCTGTGACCGCCAGCTCAGTCTTGTCACGGAACTCAGCCCGCTTGGACTTGAGATAGAATTGGAGCAACGGATCAGACTTCACCTTGCGGGTGTAGTAGATCACATTGAAGTCGTCGTCCAGCATAGGTTCCCCGGTCGTCGGATTGCGCTTTGGAACCGGTTCGCCCTTGTAGTAGACCAGCTGCTCATCGCCGACAACAGCCCGCTCGTGTAGCTCCTCGACCGCTTCGTCGACGTGCTCTTCGTGGGCATGATACATCGCAGTGAAGAAGTCAGGGTCTTCAGCTTTCCATCGGCTGATCGTAGAATAAGAGACGCCCGCAGCTTTGGCAGCAGCAGCGTTCGTGCCCTTCGCTCGCATCCCGTCCAGGGCTCGCATTTGCCGTGCCTGGAGGAGACGCTCATCGGGGGAGATAGGGGTTTCGACGTCTTGTGTCATGGACGCCAGCATGTCGCATCAGGTTTGGCCTGTAAGCCAACGAGCTTGGTCTGGGGCTGTCGACCAGCAGGCGCACGGCCGGTCTTTATCCCCAATTATCGGCGGTCAGATAATCTGGCCAAGGCCGAACAGTGATCTTCTTTAGGCCTCGTTATGCGAGAGAGGATCAGACCCTCGAGCGATAAGACGGGGGCGTCCTGTCGGCTCCATCGCACTTGCTGGCCAGCGACAGCCATGGGTGCGAAGACGGTTCTTGCCGATCCGGGTGATCGACACTGAGTTGCGCTGGTTGCCGCCCAGGATATGGTAGGCCTCATCGTCCTCGGCGACGTAGAAGGCCACATGACCTTTCCAGCTCGACGGAGAGCCACGCCAGAAGGACATGATCGCGCCATATTGGGGACGGCACTGGATGCCGAATTTGACCCAGTTCGCAGCCAGGTAAGGGTTGACCGGCAGGGGCTCATCGAGTGTCAGGGCGATCGCAGTCTCAACGAAGTCGCCACACCAGGGGATTTTGGAAGGATCGCCGACCGTCGCGCCGTCGGACTTCAGCCAGTTGCTGAGGGTCCGGTTGTGCGTTCCTTCGTGGAGACCCATCTTGCGAAGGGCTTCGTCCATCCAGGGAGCATCCGGGCCATTCGGGCCATTCGGCGGGCGTTTATCCAGGGTTCGGTTTGGCATGGCGGCAGGGATTTGCACGTCGTCGAACAGGGCTTTCCAGGTGACCGGGCCGATGAACGGACGGGCCTTAAGGCCAACTGAGCGCTTGAATGCAGTGATTGCCGCGTTGGTCTTCCGGCCGCGGATACCATCTTCGGTCAGGGGTCCAAAGTTCAGCTGGTTTAGCCGGCGTTGCACCTGGCGAACGAGCGAGGGGGTCATGCGGATCGGGGTTGACATGGGTATCTCCTTCAATTGTCTGGCAAAATGTCAAAAATGATACCTATTGACAACCCTCATTGTTCTTTGGACCAGGGGCTATGGTGCCTCCTGGTGAACTGACTGATCTGCTTGGTGAGAAGGTGGGGGCCCTTTAGAGGGTGCTTCAGGCTTTATAAAGCTATCAGAAGGAGACCAACCCTTGCACATAGGGCAATCTCCTTCCCCTTGGCGTGTTTGACATGTAGGGCAATAAGGCATCAGAAGTCCTCCAGTTCCGCAGAGTAGCTTAGCATTAGTGGATGCTTAGGGTCGCCGGCTTTTGTGAGA